CGTCGTGGCGGGCTGCGTGCGAATCACCGGAAATCGCATGGCACACCAGCACGGCGTTGGTGGCATCGTCGTTGAGCGACCCCCAGGTTTCGTAGCAGCACTGGACGTGAGGCAGCACGCCGCCACGCTGCAACGCCAGCGGTTCGGGCAGGGTGAAGGTCTGGGCGTAGCGGAGTGGCGCGTCGGTGCGGACGTCATCGGTGCTGGGCGACAGGTCCGCCGTCACGTCCGCCCCGTCGAGGGTCAGGCCGGTAACAGCGGTGATCGGGAAGCGGCTCAGCAGAATGGTATGGGTCCGGCCGTCCGTCTCGACTGTCTCGGAATAGCTGCCCTCGAGGATCGGCCAACCCACGAACGACACGACAGCCGCGCTCGCCCGGCCGATCAGGTCACCAAGCCATGCGTCATCCGCCGTGGCGCTGATGCCCAGCGCGGCCTTGGCATCGGCCAGGGTCACCATGTCTGTCTCGGGGGCGTCTTCGATGGTCAGCATGTCCGGGCCTCCCGTTCAGCGGCGGTCTTGCGGTTGTGGCAGCCGTGGCACAATGGTTGCAGATTGCTCGGGTCGTTCGTCCCGCCGCGCGACAGCGGCCGGATATGGTCGAGGTGATGCGCCGTCCGACCGCACAGACGGCAGGGTGTGCCCGGCGGCATCAGTTCGGCCCGTAGCTCCCGCCATGGGCGGTCATAGCCGCGTCGGGCAGCGGACGGTCGGTCATCCCGCAGACGCGGGCAGCGGACACCATGAGGGTGTGTGCCTCCGCAGTGAGGGCAGACGGACGGCGGGCGGCGCGGCATCGTGTCGTCTCCGAATACGGGTCCGCCGGGGCCTGAGGCTGGACAGAACCCCGGCGGACTGGTGTGGCCTTGCCACCTTGCGCCATCCATGACTGCGGGCGTGGCCCGTAGCAGGGGGCGGGGGCGAGGTGACTTGGTATGCCGGGCCGGACCACGCGGCCCCCGGAGAATCCCGCCCCCGGATTAGGTCACAGGCGCCTCCAACGGGTGGCCCTTGACCAGCACGGCCGCGATGGGCGTCCCGGTGCCGTGCGTGCCGCTGAAGTCGGCCAGCAGCTTCAGATACCGGCGCCCGCCTTTGTACGCGATCTTGTCGAGGGTGGCGGCGGCCTGTTCGCTGGTCAGGCTCTTGACGATCCCGCCAGTGCCCACCGAGTCCACCCCGTCCAGGTCATCGGCGGTGACGGCCTCATATGTCGCGTCATCGTCCGAATGGGTCAGCTTGAACTCGATCTTGTTGGAGCCGGTGAACGTGATGCCCCCGATCCCGACGTGCAGCAGCAGCACGGCGGAACGGAAGCCGCCCAGGTCCAGGGCGGCCGGGGTGTTGTCGGCGGTCATGGCGGCCGGGGGCAGCACCTCGACCACCGCGACGTTGTTGTGCAGGTCCTTCATTGATCGGCCCTCCTTACGAAGACGTCATGGCCAGGGCCTTGACGGCCTCGGGCAGAACCAGGTCAGCACCGACACGGCGGCGCGAATGGAAGCGAACAAGCCCGCTGGTGGCCTGAGTGTAAGGATCGCGCAGCAGCGACAGCCCGACGCGATCCACCACCCGATAGGCGGCGGCCATGTCACCAAACAGGATCGGCAGCTTGCCGGACGTGGCGTCGTCCATATCGGAAACCTCGATCACGGGCTTGCCCAGCAGGGTCGGCGGAACGCCATCGGCCAGGGACTCTTTGAAGAGGTATTCCCCGGACGTGCTGGACTTCAGCGAGCGAACGGCGGCGATGGTGCTTCCGTTCATGAACCATTTCGCGCGGCTCCGGTACGCGGCAGTAATCGCGTACATGAGGGCAATGAGCTTGTCGGCATCCAGGGCGGACGTGCTTCCGTTCTTCATGGACGGCAGATCGCCATGGGCCATCACGCCACGCGGCTTGCCCACCCCGTTGCCAGAGACGAACGCGACACCTTCAAGGCGGGCGTATTCCGTCGCCAGCATGGCGGACAGTTCGGACGCCACGTTGATGGCGCTGTCTTCCAGCAGCTTTTGGGACACGTCCACATAGACGCTGGCCTCATGCGCCGGGATGGTCACCTGCCCGAAGGTCGGTTCGGTGCTGGAGCGGTCGTCCGTCTCGCCAACCCATACCGCAGTCGGGCGGCCGGTCAGCTTCGGCATGACCAGTTCCCCGGCGGCCGTGCTGGTGACGGTGGCGTGCTGGCGGATCGGGCTGATTTCCTCAATGCCCTTGATGACCTGAGCGCGGAAGTCGGACGGGGCCAGATAGCCGCCGGACGTGTCATCCGCCACGGTCAGGCTGCGGACTTCATCGGCGCCCATCGCCTCGCGGCCACGGCGGACGAACGCGGTGAAGGCGCGGGTCTCGAGGGGCGGACCATCGTTCGCGGGCGCCGAAACGCCAGCGCGGGAGGATCGGGCTTCCAGGCGGTCGGCGCGCTTTTCGGTCGCGGTGACGGCGGTCTTGATTTCGTCCACCGTGGTCTTGACTTCGCCAACGGTCGTTTCGAGCCGGTCAACGCGGCTTTCAAGATCGGGCTTATCGTCGGTCATGGTGTCATCCGCGCGGGTCTCGGGCGCGGCCCCGTTTTCGTGTTCCATGTCGGAACCTCCATGCTGGTGTGCCGCGCGCGCGGCGGGATCGGCCCGCACCTCGTGGATGCGGGCACGGTGACCGCTGGGAACAGCGACCAATGAGATTTCGGCCAGGTCGGCCGTGGTGATGGTCCGGCCTCCACCGGATCGGGCTTCGTCGGCCAGCCGCCGGAACCCGACCGACAGGCCATTGAGCGCGCCAGCCCGAAGCCGGGCGTAGGCGTCGGCGCCCTCGGTGGTCTCGATCAGCAGGCGCCCCCGGACGAAAAGGCCGGTGTCGTCTTCGCGCACCTCATCCCAGGCGCCGACAACGCGGGCCTGATCGTGCGACCAGAGCATGGGCAGGCGGTGCCCCTCCGCCCGATGCTCGGACAGGGACGCGGCGAACGCGCCCCGGCGGAAGGCGGTGCGGTGCCGATCAAGCTCATCCCAGACGACGGCATATCCAGAGAAGGTGCCGGTGCCGATGTCTGGCGAGAAGCGGCGTTCAAGGCGTTCACTCATCGCTCGCGCCCCCCTGTTCGGTGTTCATCGGGAAGCGCAGCTTCGCGGCGTCTCCGCCCTCCGGCGGGAAGTTTTCCTTGCCGCGCGCTTCGTCGGCGGTCATCAGCCCGCCGGCAATCGCCTTGACATAGGCGTCAACGCGGCTCGAAAGATCGGCCATCTCAAGGGCGCCGGTCGTGAACTCGGCAAAGTGATCGGCCCGCTCTTCCTCGGTCAGCAGGTCCCGATAAATCGTCTCGGTCCAGAGACGGAGATACGGCAACAGGGTCAGGGCGAGGAACTGGCGGCCAAGGCTTTCGGCGTTGGCGTGCGTCACCCGCGACATTTCGGACAGCAGCGACAGCGGCACCCGAAGGAACCGGGACACCTCCGCAACCTGGAACGTGCGCATCTCCTGGAACTGAATATCAACGCTGTTGAAGGTGAGCGGCTCGAAGCTCATGCCTTCTTCGAGAACAGCCGTAGAACCGGCAGCATCGCCCGAATGCAGGGCGGACAGGCTCGATTTGAGCCGCGAAATCACCTGATCGTTGAGCCGGCCGGGCGCCTTCAGGACGCCACTCGGGCGGGCGCCGCGCGCCATGATCCGGGAAGCGTGCCGCTCGAGGGCGATGCCCAGGCCGATGGCATGACGGCCGGCGTGGATCAGCGACAGGCCGGTGTTCGGCGTCACCCCCAGCCCCCGAAGGTGGAACACCTCGGAGCGGTCAAGGTCGCGGTGCGTGCCGTCGCCAAGGGTCAGGGTATAGCGCGGCTCGAGGGTGTCGGCGTCGGTCTCGACGGTGACGGACTTCCGGGGCAGCGGGACCACCTCAAGCACACGGCCGTCGCTGGATCGTGCGACATGGGCGAACGCCTGACCGTCCAGGATCAACGCGGCCGTCATATCGGCCTTGAACTGGTACGCGGTCACCCAGGGGCAGGGCAGACGAGACAGGATCGGCTCAAGGGGATGGTCATCGGCTCGGCGCCGGTCGTCACCCTCGCGGACGTACAGGTGGACAGGCAGCATCGCAACGGATTCGCTGATCGCCCGGACGGCGGCCAGGGCCGGAGCGTACTCAAGCGCCGTGTCGGCCGAAACGGCAATGCCGGCAGCCGTGCCGTGCGCCTCGCGCAACATCGCCTCAAGATCGCCAAGCGATCCCGAACGGGTTTCAAGCCCAAGAATGCGTCGAAGAAAACTCATGTCGAAGTCCTGTCCAGCAATTTTCACCCTGGACAGAAAAAGAGCCCGGAAGCAAGTCCGGGCTCGCGCGCGCGCAAAGTTAAGTTTGCTGTTCGTTGATGTTCGTTGACCGTTGTTGATTATAGTTACTTACTCGGCAGGTGCGGCGCCGTCCGGCTCGCCAAGCACACAAGCGTTCAATGCCTCGAGGGTCTCGAGGGCGTCAGTCGCCGCGCGTTCGACCAAATCGGAGTCGCTCGAATCGGCCAGGATGTCAGTCAACAGACCGTGCAGGGTGGCGGAACAGGTGGTGATGTCGGGTGTCATCGTCTTAGTTCTCCTCTGGTGAAACGCATGGCTCCGATCCATCGTCGTGGCCATGCTGGGCGATATGCGAAAGGACCGCATATGCCCGGTTTGCCCGCGCCAGCAGTTCGGCCCGGCGGCGGGCCAGCGTGTCGGCCAGGGCCACCGGTCATCCCTCCGGCCGGATGGCGTACAGGTTGACGGAGCGCCCCCTGACCTTGGTCTTTTTCGACCGCTTGCCGTCGTCACGCTCCACAATCCAGCCGGCGCGGTCGAGGGCATCAAGGGCGCGGGTCAGGTCGTGCCCAACAACGGCCTCTTTCAGCGCGTCAGACGTG